CTGATGGCGACCAGACGGCGCATGACGGCAAGGGGCTTCTCACCCTTGCTGATGCCCATGCTGAGCGCCTTGTGGCGGTTGGTCTTCGCCTCGACTGGGTGGTACCCGTACTTGGTGAGCATACCGCCCTTGAGCTTGCCAATAACCTTGGTGCTCTTACCCGCGGCACCGACGTCCTTGGCGGGAACGGCCGACACGCGGCTCAGACCCGTCTTGCGAACGTAAGAGTAGGAGGCGCGACCCTTGGTCGCCCGGACACGGACGACGCGGCGGGTCACACGACGGACGTGGCTGGAACGCAGGTCAGACTTCATTTACCAAGTGTCAAGAAAAATTAGTGGCGTGGCCCTTCATGAACATTCGAAGCTTCCCGTCATTTGACGCACCAAAATCAAACACATCCTGGTCACCCAGATCTAGGTCGAGAGTCGGGAGCTCATACACGGCTCTCAATTTCATAGTAGAATAGAGAATCCCCGTTGCATAAGACTTGAGGTCCGTGACGGGCGCCGGCCGCGACCACCCGAGCTTCATGGCGAGCACGTCGGTCCGTCCCAAAAAGGGCCCAGAGGGTGTGGTCTCGGCCGCACCACCATCTATATATGTCCACTCTCCGATTTTTACAGTTGAAAATAGAAAGGGAATTGCGATGGTCGCACTGACCGCGTCTATGACGCTCATTTTTGGAGTGGAATTAATAGAAAAATAATCAGTCTTCATCAAGTCCACACAGTAGGCGGATACGTGGAACTTGATGGGATACCAAGCGTATAGCTCCTCGAAGGTGACGTCTGGCCTACCCATGAATTTTGTACAAGCGTCAGACAGAATCTTTCGAATTTTATTTGGAGATACGAGTCCGTAATTCTTCATGAAGTTTTTCAAATTTGGTTTCATTACCTGTTTCACGGGTACGCCGAGTGAATAATCGAGGACTTTGGGAATGTCCCCTTTCGTCGCGAGAAACAGAAAGGACAAGAGGCCACCGGCTGACGCACCTGAGATTTCCTCAAGATCATCAAGCCGGCCTTCTTGTTTGAGTTTCGATAGAACTCCTAAATAAAGGAAGAAGCCCATGGCTCCAGGACCGATGGATAGGCATCGGACCATTCTATGATTTTAATTTAATAATACTGGGGGAACTGACCGCGCAGAAGGGCGAACAGCATGGCGAACACCAGGGTGTGTGCGCCCACAGCCATTGGCGAAGACTGGCCGGACATGAACAGACCGGCGTTCTTGGGTGGGATCGTCAGCAGCAGACCTGGGGTCAGCAGCACGAACAGCAGAGCTGGCACGAACAGGTCGGCCGTGGTCAGGCTGATCTTCAGCACAAACTTGGCAATCGCCCAGTAAACCAGGGACAGGACCAGGGCGTGGAAGACGGCCTGAACCAGCAGACCGGCACCAGGTGGCAGGGACAGGAGCATGCCTGGGCTCAGCACGGCGAACAGGACTGCGGGGATGAGAACCTTGGGGGCGGTAACGTCGAACATCTTTACAAATATCCAATATATTTTTCAGCCCACCCGAAAAAGTTCTCAGCCTGGACCCTGTCTGAAATGACCGGGAGATTGCTGATGAGGTTCCACATCTCGAAGTGGGACTTGGCCGACTCGTGCTCCTGGTACCACCGGCTTGAGTCGAGAACGAGCTCGACGAACTTCGGGTACGTGGCGCGGACGGTCATGTAACGCGACTCGGCATATTCACGGATCTTCATCCAACCATCGAGGAGTTCCTGGGAGTACATGTCCTGCCAGTCTTCTGGATGGAGTTCGGTATCGAAATCGTCCGATCCGTCCGAATCGTATGCGTTGCCGTCGTAATTATACGCGTCACGTGAATACTCATCGTTAAGGCCCATTATGATTTAACTTGTATTACAAACGCCCCTGGCCTCTAAGCCTCGAGAAGGGCCTTCAGCCCCGTCACCATGACGCCGTCAGATTCCTTGGTTGGCGCAGCGTCCAAAATGGCCTGGAACGCCCCCTCGACCTGAGCCTCATTTCCACCAAAAAAGGTGCCCAGACCCTTCTTTATGACATCCTTGGTGAGAGATCCCTTGGTCGTTTTTGTTTTAAAATTAACCTTCACCTTGTCGTGAACCTTCACGGTATCAATCTCGTTTTCCTTCATATGACGCGTCACAAACTGGCGAAGATCCTTCTCGCGTCCGTTGAGGACGCTGAGATCTTTGCGAGCTGCGGCCAACTGGGCCTTGAGGGCGACCCACTCGGTCATGGCTGCTTTAAAGTCCATTTAGTATGTGCAAAGCACTTAATTACGATTAGCTAACGCACAGAGTTTCTTCACTGGAACTCGGGTGAAATCTCAAACTTGGGGCGCATGGTGTCGGGGGCGATCGTGCTGAGGTTGAAGATGCTGACTGGGGTGCGGGGGTTGATTGGCTCGGAGCGGAACTGCTGGTTGGCGTTGCGCAGAACGCCGCCGACCGTCTCTGGGTAACCAATCTGGCTGCGTGGGTCCAGGTAGTTCTGACCGCTCAGAATCTTGTCTGGGCTGAACTGACCAAAGTCCTCGGTCTGAACAACCTCACGGGGGATCAGGCTGGCGGACGACACGTCACCCTCGAAGGCGGTGGTGGGCACGGCAGCGGCTGGCGAACCACCGAGGTCCGCACCCATGATGCCACCGTTCTTTGCTGGGTGAAAGCCGCTGGCCTTGGGGGCGAACAGCATGAAAAGAATGACTGCGACCAGGAGCAGAATTGCCAGTCCCTTGCGATCCATATTATTAATAGTTACCGATAATTTTTTTGGGCTGGGGATCAAGGTCAAGTCCGAAGGGCTTGGGTGGAGGGGGCGGAGGACAGTCGCTCCGCGACTGGGGCTAATCCAGATAATCGGCCGGGTCATCGTCGACCTCATCGGCCGGCTCGTCCGAGAAAAGGTAATCCTTGGGGAGCTCGGGGGTCTTGGGTGCCGCCCGGACGCGCACCTGGAGAATCCGCCAGATGGGACCGAACGACTTTTTCAGGAACCACAGACCAGACAGCTCGAGCACCACATCGCACGACGTCTCGGGCTGGATATCCTGGAGCTCGACTGGATTCTTGCGAGTGTCGAACGCAAGGGTCGCCACCTGACCCTTGACCGTTGCGAGGGACGCGCCGAGCACGCCGTCAGTCACGCTCTCCTGCCACGCGTTCTGGATGGTCTCGTCGCTCAGGTCCTTACCGAACCACTCCTGCTTCGACAACTTGGCCTGGGTCAAGATCTGTTCATCAATGACTGAGAAAAGATTGGAACTACCGGTCTTGAAGTTGACAGACTTGGACGCGAGCGAGTCCTGGAGGATCAGACCGTTCACCTGATGACGGGCACCAGTGATCTTCAAAAAGTAGCGGCCGTCTGGAAGCTTCTGGGGCGTCGCGTACTCCATTATACTACTGAAAACTAATTTCTTCTTTAACACTAGATGACTACGTGTAGTTCCGATATGATCACGAAGGGCTGCCAGTGTCTCTCTAATCCAGTAGACCCTGGGTATCAGGTGTGCGCCTATATAAACCGTCAGAACGGCCTGGTGTCTCCGTGCGACTCGGGCTGCTGCGTCCCACGCTGTACCATCAACAAGGACTTTCCTTCTATTCTTCAATTTCAAAACGAATTTCGGGCGTCATCTGGCACGGCACTTCCGAAGGGTTTTGGGGTTGACCTGGTGACGAGCGACGCCCCTACACAAATGAAGGGCTCATCAGATTACACACCCCCTGACACGCGGTACCAGGATGTCTGGGAGAGAATGATGATTCCGCTTTTGATGCTGCTCATAGTGTTTTTGGCCATCGCATCCTTGGCTTAAAGATGGGGCACCTGTGTATAGTAGAAATGGCCGCCACCACAGAGACCCCAGTCACCCTCGAGCTGCTTGCCAAGGAGCTGAAGGCTTTGCGCAAGGATGTCCGCAAGATTCGTCAGCACTTTGAGGATCCCACGGGTGAGAAGCAGGCGGCCCGTTCCCAGAACAACGGGTTCAACAAGCCCCTGAACGTGACCGACAAGCT